GTAAGAGGCGAGGGCGAAGAATTTTGGATTGATCCTGTATTGGATAAATTTGATGAAAAAAAACAACCTTATTTTTTTAAAGATAAAAATATAAATAATATGGCATTAGTAGGATTAAGTGGTGTAAATCCACAACAAAATCAAGCAGTAGGTAGTACAATATCGGATATTTTTGATTCAGTATTAAAGGCGGCTCCTGGTATCATTACCGCAACAAGACCACAAAATGATTTTGGTGGTGGTGGATATCAACAATATCAACCGGTGCAACAAACAACCACACGTGGTATTAGTACAAATACTATTCTATTGTTAGCAGTTGCAGGTGTAGGTATATACTTTTTAACAAGAAAGAAATAATGAATAACGTAAGTTATATAGGATATAATGAAAGAAGTGCAAGTATTGGTGTAGTTCCGGTAGTTGTAATGACTGCAATTAAATTATTGCCTACAATTATACCATTTGTAAGTAAAGCATTTCAAAGTCCTGCAAAAGATACAAGAAAAATTATAGATGCATTAAAACCCCAGTTGCAAAATGTAGATCCAAGTTTAAGATTAGGATTAGTTATTGCAGCAGGTCAAAAAATTGATGTAAGAGCAAAAGATGTAGAAGCAAGAGAGTTACTTTTATGGTATAGACAATCATATCCAAATGATTATGAATTATTAACACCGGATGATAAAATATACTTTAATAATTATTTATTATCAATAAGAAATACAAGAGGGGATGGAAATAATATGTATGCTAATTTAGATCAAGCAATGTTTACACAAGCTGAAATTAATTATAACGCTAATCCAATTCAAAGTATTACCAATATAGTTTCTAATAAAAATAATTTATTGCTTTATGGCGCAATCGCTTTAGCATTAATTTTATTAATTAAAAAGTAAAAAATGACACAGGCACAAAAAACAGCAAAGGCAAAATTTAAACAAGCAATTGCATATAGAACTAAAACAGGTGTTTCACTAAAAGAAGCATTTGCACATATTTATGGAAAAAAGAAAGTAGTTAAAAAGGCAGTTAAAAAATCGGCTCCTAAAAAGAAAGTAGTTAAAAAAGCAGTTAAAAAGAAAATTGCCGGGCCAAAAGATAGTAAGCTAATTAAAAAAGAATTAGCAAAGAAAGGATTAAAAATGCCACACGGTTACGCAACCGTAAAACGTAAACGTAAGATCAGTGGTGTAAAAAAGAAACCTACTGAAACACAAGTATTGAAATCAATACAAAAAGCAGTAAGTACTCAAAAAAAACATATGATTGGTAACGTAAAATTTTATTTATAATGAATAACGTAGTAGTAAACATAAAGTATGGTGGATATTTAGTAAAATTTCCATATAGAGATGATATGAATTTTTTTGCATCAGAAGAAGAAGCATTAGTAACAGGATTAGAAGCATTTAAAAGTACATATACTCCAAAAGTATTTAGAATTTTAGGTAGTTATCAAAATTTTAAACTAAAAATGTTAACAAAAAAAGATTTAGAAACTATTGTTAATAATGTTAAATCATATAGTAAATTAAAAAGTAAATTTTAATATGTATGAAATTTTGCCATTAACTAAAAAAAAAGCAAAACAATTAAATTTAATTGTAAAGCCAAGTGAAAGCAAAAACAAAAAGATTGATGTATATGATAAAAAAGGATTTTTTATAACAAGTATAGGTGCAAAAGGATATTTAGATTATGCTTATTATTTAAAATACTTTGGAAAGCAGATAGCAGATGAAAGAAGAAGATTATATAAAATAAGACATAAAAAAGATATAATAAAAAAAGGAACTACCGGATATTACGCATATAAACTATTATGGTAAACAATATTAAAAATTTTCCAAAAACAAATAAAAATCAAAAAAATGGCAAGAAGAAAATCTAAAGCTAAAAAAACTACATACAGACGTCGCAGAAGCCGTATGTCTGGTATGGGTGGTAATTTAACATCAGCCGCATATATTATTGGTGGTGGTGTTATTGCACAATTCGTTGGTAATATGGTAAGTAAAGCAACGGCATCAAGCACAATGAGTGCAGGTACTAAATCATTAGTAAGTGGTGCAGTTCCTATTGTTGCAGGTGTATTAACTCCAAGATTCATTAAAGGTGATGTAGGTGCTAAATTAGGTGCCGGTATGATCGCCGTAGGTGGTGTTAAATTATTACAAGGAACAGGTGTATTATCGGGTGTTGGTGCAATGATGGATAATTATCGCAATCAACCAGTACGCAATATTGCAGGAACTCAATTAGCAAACAAAGGAACATATATTGCCGGTGTAAGAAACGCTGCAATGTTAGAAGCTTGTTAATCAACTTTTTTCACTTTTAATAAAACATAAAAAATAATAAAATTATGGCTACTCAAATGGGACAAAGATTAGTATTTGAAAATTCAAGAATGCTGATCAATCAATTAGGCTACGATACTTCTCACGCTGTATTGACTCCTTCATATTTACGCAGTGAGGTGTTATTAAGTACTTCAAGTGCTTCATATCACGTTCCTGTATTGATTAATGACAATACAAACGGAACTCCAACAGTACGTGAAGAAAGATTATCTTTACAAGATTTATTTATTGTAAGTGCTATTCAAATTACTTTAGTTAGTGGTGCTTCTACAAGTGCAACTGCTAAAAGTTATACATATCCAAATTTGACTGCATTTTCAACAGGTGCGGCTCAATTGTATGCTTTATACAATGGTTATTTGAATATTCAAGTAAACAACCAAAACGTGTTACCAAAATGGCCTGTATTACAGCATTTAGATATTCCACAAACACAACAAAATACAAACTTTAATAGTGCAACGGCTACAAGTCCTGCACAATATACTATTGATCAAGTTAGTTTTGATCAATTTGCAGTACAAGTTTGTGAACCAAATATTGTGTTGAATGGTGCAAGTAACATCCAAGCAAGTATTGTATTACCAGGTGCACCAAGTACTTTGGATTCAAATACATACGTTTGTGTAAATTGGTATGGTATTTTGGCTCAAAACTGTACTTCAGTAAAATAACTTTTGCGAAGTTAAACGCTACCGCCGGCGGTCGGAAATTACCGCCATTTTTTAAATATTTAAAAACGCATTTATGATACGTATTGATAGATTTGAAGCGGTTGAAATTGCGGTTCCAAGTGGATCAACTTTAACACGTTTCTATTTCCCGGATTTACCAAATTTGCGTAATGCTAAAATAACTGCAATTCAAATATATACTGCGGGTACAATTACTGCAACTCCTTTAACAGGAAGCACACCGGTAACTACTGCGGATCTTAAAAAGTCATTTTTGACTTTATACGAGGGTGATTTACAATTAGTTTACAATGTTCCTATGTTGAATTTTAATAGCATTGTAAATAGTGCCGTAGATCCATATTCATTTGAATTACCTGCAATTAATGGTATTACAATTAGTTGGGTTAAATCTTATGTAGTATTACCAACGGCATTGGCTACCACAGGCGTAGCTTATTCTTTTGGTGTTTATTACCATTTTTAAAATATAATAGTATGGCTGTTAATAACGCAATGGTAACAGGCACACGTGGAATTATGGAGTGGTTTGACGATAATTCATCCACTCCATACTATTCCGTTTGGTCTGGTCCTAAACAAATGAACTTTTCCTGGAATGATGAAGATCAAGATGCAGGAAGGCAAATTTTAGAGAAAAACATATCCGCTTTTGAACAAAACGGCGTAGGAACTTTATTGACATTAAAGTTGCACCCTAAAAAAGATAAAGCAGGACATATAACTAATGTTACCCCACATTATGCTTCTATTCAATTTCGCCCGGCTGAATTAGAACGTGCTATTTATAATCCGCACCATATTGCCGGAATGAGAGAAAATGATAATACACAATTATTAAAAGCAATGATTGAAAATCAAAATTTAATATTGTCAAAATTAAGTGAAAGAGAATTTGAAGATGAGGAGCCAATTGAAAAAAATACTTTTGCCGAATTATTGAAAAGTCCACAAATTCAAGGATTAATGATTGCAGGTGTAAGTAAATTTTTAGGTATTAATGATGCCGGATTAGGTGTTCCTACGGGTATTGCAGGAATCAATGACAATGCAGAAGAACCAATATTAATATTAAATGATTTAATGAGCAAAGGCGTAACTATTGAGCATTTGAGAAAATTAAATGAAATGAATAGTATGAAATTGGCTTCATTATTGGCAATGTTATAACTTTTTTAACCTTTAATAAAATGCAAATAAGTAATCAAAATAAAAAAATATTAACTTATGCCATAGGTATAGGTGCAGGTTATTTTTTTGTAGTACAACCATTATTGGTAAAATTTGGAATAATTAAAAGTCCATCAATAAGAAGGCAAGAATTAGAACAAACACAAAATATTGAAGATTATTTGAATCAATCAATATCAACACAAACGCCAACAAAATCAAAAGGCGAATGGCAAATAATTGCCAATAATATTTATAATGATTTATCAAGATCATCAGTTAGTGATAACAAAAGTGATGCTGGATATCAAGTGTCAAGGGTACAAAATGATGCGGATTTTTCATTGTTATATTATACATTTGGCAAAAGGCAGGAATACTATTTCGGTATTCCCACCGGTGGTTTACAAGATTTAGTTCAATTTATTGTAGGAAATTTGGATCGTACCGAAATAAACAAAATAAATGATAACTATTCCCGAAAAGGAATAAAATTTAGATTTTAATATGAAAACAGGAACTATAAAAATATTAGGTGGATTAGCAGTTGCATATATACTTTTTTCATCCTTTAAGAAAAAAAATACTCTAACAGGAAGCGTAAAAGCGTACATATATCAAGGTAATGCACCAACAGGAACAACGCAAGTATTTTCAAAAGAAGGTACCCAAGTATATGATAACAATTTTAATGTTATTTATACTTATGATACAGGCGGAATTGGTATGACAATGACAGGCGAAAAAGGTACTGAAATGTTATCAGTTGTAATTGGTCAAAGTTTTATGAATGGTATTCCTGGATTTGTGTTTAAAAATGATGTTCAAACCCCATAATATGGAAAATAAGAATCAAAATTTGTTATTATTGGCGTTAGCAGGGATTGGTGTATATTTTTATTTAAAAAATAAAAATGTACCGGCTCCTGTTGTTCCCCCTACAACCGCTGATTTACCAAGTCCTGTTGAAAAAATTATAACACCTGTTGAACCAATAAAACAGGCACCAATTTATGATGAAAGAGATCCTGTATATCAAGAGCCTATTATAAATGCACCACGCGTAGATGCTCCCCCACCGGCTAAAATATATGATGAAATAATGTACCAGGAACCAAGTCCTGTATATAATAATAACGTTGAATATGGCGGAAGTGTAACTGATTTTGTTAATAGTCAAGATTGGTTGAATATTTTAAATAATGAACCAATTGAATACGATTTTGAATTAAAAAGAAGATAATTATATGAAAAAAAATACATTGTTATTGTTAGGAATTATTGGATTAGGATATTATTTATATTATAGAAATAAAAAATCTATGAATGTTGCAAATAATGTACCAACCGGAACTGATCCAAATGCACCTGTAAATGATACAGGAGTGCCAAATGAACAAAGATTAAATTCAAGTTCATATAGGGCATATTTTTCACTTTCGGGATATAAAAAATTAGGTAACATACCAAACACTATTTAATATGAATGATGTTAAAATAACCGCATTAAATTACGAAGTAGATTTTTATACCGTTGATGTTAGTCAATATGTAGGTGGTTATCCATATAATGGATTAACTTTTATTAATTATGGTACAAGTACCGTAAGAATTGAGAATATTACATTGCAACCAAATCAACAATTTGAGATTTCGGGTAATACAGGCGAAATAACAACGCAAAGATTTTTCGTAAACTTTGGTACATCCACAACCGGAAACAACGTAGTTGTGGTAAGAAAAAGATATTTGAATGTTTCATAACATAAAATAATAAAAAATGAGTTTAAGAGTTTATTACGAGGTATTGAATCAAAGAGGTACCCCTGCATTATTTACAGATACTTTAGCTAATAGACCTGCTTTTGGTTTTCAAGGTAGATTATTTATTTCAACTGATTCCGGACAAATTTTTGAGGATACCGGTACCGCCTGGACATTAGTTGCGGATGCCGGTGTAGGTGGTGGAACTTTAAGTTCAGTATGTTTAAATGGAAATACAACTGCAACAGGTATAGTAATAACCGCAGGTGGATTAAGTAGTACAACAGGTACTTTTAGCGGAATTGTAACAACGCCACAGGTAAAAGCGTCAACAAGTGCAGGATTAAGTATTAACGCAAATAGTGGTACACAGGTAGCTGATTTTGGTGCCGGTGGTAGTGCTAATATAACTTTTTTTGGAGGTTTAAGTGGTACAAGTGCAAGTTTTTCAAGTAGTGTCACAGGAAATACAATAGTAAAAAGTGGTGGTACTGCTGCTCAAATTTTAGCGGCAGATGGATCAGTAATAACGGCAGGTACAAATATTACAATTAGTGGTGGCACAATTTCATCAAGTGGTGGTGGAATAACTACATTAAATACTTTAACTGCAACTACACAAACATTTGCAACAGGAACAAGTGGTAGCGATTTTAATATTGTTAGTGCAACATCAACGCATACATTTAATATTCCTACTGCAAGTGCTACGGATCGTGGTGCTTTGTCAAGTGCTGATTGGACAACATTTAATAATAAACAAGGCACTATAACTTTAACTACAAGTGGTACAAGTGGTCCTGCAACTTTAATAGCAAATACTTTAAATATTCCACAATATACTAGTGGTGGTGGAATGGCTATTGGTGGAAGCATTACAAGTGCAACGGCAGGTAGTGTTTTATTTGCTGGTGCAAGTGGTGTACTTGCTCAAGACAATGCTAACTTTTTCTTTGATGATACTAATAATAGATTAGGATTAGGTACAACTGCACCTGTTCACGTTTTACATACAGTAGGTGAAGGGATAACAATACAAAGAAGTACAGCTGATATATTTGGAAGTGCTTTTGATTTTCGTAAAAGTAGAGGTTCAGCAGCATCACCTGCAAATGTTAACAATGGAGATGGAATAATTCAATTAAGAGTTGCTCCTTATTCGGGTGGTGATTATAGATATGTTAATACTATGCTTGTAACAGTAGATGGTACATTTACATCAGGTCAAACACCACCAACTGCAATAAGTTTTAACACGAATACGGCAGGTGGTGCAGCAACAGAAAGAATAAAAATCTTATCAGGTGGCAATGTTGGATTTGGAACTTCTACAATAGGCAGTACTATACAAGTCAACGGCAATGCAGCCATAGGATATTCAGCGAGTACGGCAGCACCCAATTTTGGATTGGCGGTAAATGGTTTTGTAGGTATTGGTATTAATAATCCATTAGCAAAATTTGTATTACAATCAGCAACAAACTATGAAACTTCTACTTTAGGTTCTGCTACTGCAAATAGTTATACATTTTTATCAAATAATGGAACATACGGTATGACTATGGGTATTGGTAATAGTGGTAATACTTGGTTTCAATCACAAAGGATTGATTCAGTCAGTACTACATATAATTTATTATTTCAACCAAATGGCGGTGGTGTATCAATTGGAACTGCTAATAATGGTTCTATACTACAAGTAAACGGAAACGCTGCTATTGGATATAGTGCATCAACTGCTGCACCTACAAACGGATTAGTAGTAAATGGTACAGCTTTATTTGGAACATCAACCGATAACGGACAAGGTGCTTTACAAGTAACGGGTGGCATAACTGCAAACGATATATCTTTAACGGGTGCAACATATTCATCAAGTGCTACGATAACAAGAAACTATTATAGTATTTTTACCGGTGCTTCTGGACAAACATTAACTTTACCAACACCATTATCAAATAATTATCAATATGTGATTATAAATAATACTGCAAATACGGTTACATTAGCAGCCGCAACAAGTTGTAATATTGTTACAACAACAGGTACAAGTGTTGCAAGTATTACATTAATTGCAAATCAAAGAGTTTTTGTAATTGCAGACGGAAACAATAAATATTATCAAATATTCTAAAAAAAAAATATGAAACAAATTCAACCCGTATCAATTTGGTACAATGGATCATTAATCAATGCCAACGTTTTTAACTTTTATTCTATTAATGACAATTTAAGCACAAGTGCAACATTTTATTATGCTCTATTTAGTGGTACATTAGAGGATTTAGGTACTCAGTTAGCAAATGGAAATTTAACAATGGAAGGTTTTGATTATGAAGCATATTCAAGCAGTCCAGATTCTAATAGTTATGCGTATCAATGGGGTGCAACACAATTAAACCTAACAATTATATAAATATGGAAACTACAAAAGCATTAGAGATCATTAAGGCATTAATTGATGAATCAATTAAAAGAGGTGTAATGGTAAACATTGATACTGCAGTCCAGGTAGCAGAAGCGTTTAACACAATTGTAAAAGAAGTTCAAGAAAAAGTAAATGAGCAATAACGAATTAGATCATACAAGTATATCCGGAGCAATAATAAGCGTAGGAGCTTACATATTAAGCATTAATCAAATTAATATGATTGCCGGTACTATGTTTATGCTCTTAAGCGGTATTGCTTCAATTACAACTATTATTTATAATATAAAAAAAATAAAAAAAAATGAGAAAGAGTTATAAAACTACAATATTCGGGTTATTATCCGCAGTTGGTGGTTTCTTTGCTTCAAATAGCACAGGAAAATTGCAAGGTGCAGGACAAATTGTAGCTACAATCAGCACTTTTTTATTAGGTGCATACGCACAGGATTCAAAATGATAAACAATGACAAAAAACGAAAAATACGTTTTAGGGTTATTGGGAACGGCATTAATTATATATATGTTAAGAAAAAGAATTGCAACCGCATTAAATAAAACGCCCTTTGGTGCCATTAGTGATAAGATATTTAACACTATAAGCAATTTTGAAGGGTTTTACCAAGTACCATATTGGGATTATACCGGATATTCGGTGGGTTATGGTAGTCAATATAATTGGGATGCAAAACGCCCTGTTATAAAAACGGATATTATTGATAAAGCTACCGCAAAACAATGGTTAATCAATGATGCAATGGAGGATTACCAGGTAGTTCAATCTATTGTGAAGGTACCCGTTACAGATAATCAATTAATTGCTTTATCTTCATTAAGTTATAATATAGGCATAGGTGCATTTAGAAATAGTACTTTACTTAAATTACTTAATGCAGGTGCCAATAAAAATGATGTGGCCAAGCAATTTGATCGTTGGATTTATGCAGATGGTAAGAAATTAGATGGATTAGTTAAACGCAGAAATGCAGAAAAACAGCTATTTTTAAGTTAAAATTGTTTTTCATAATAGGTAGGTTTTATTGGTGTACGAGCCGGGTTTCTACCCGGCTTTATTTATTTACATATAAACGCTTATAAAAGGCATTTGTTTCCTTAAAATACAAATTGCAGTAGTTAGCTTCAATTTGCTCTAAAAAACGCATAAAACTGACCAAATTTGAGATATTTCGGTATTTCCTTACTGTTGTATCATTCTCAAAAAATACAATGGCAGTATAGATTGTTTTAGCCATATTATAGTTTTTTAGGGATTATTATAAAAAATTTAGTACCCATATAATCCAGGCTCTTAATTTTACGTAGTATAAGCAATTTACTTAACGCACGTAGTACGGTTATCCTTTTGTATTTGGTAATTTCCATAAGATCAGTTAAGGTTGCACCTTTACGTTCCATTATTATAAAAAAAACTTTTTGTGTGTAATCCATAAAATACTATATTTGTTGTGAAAAAAGTTGCCGGTTTCGGTATTGAATGTTAGTAAGTATTCAATAAGCCACCCCTAAAAAGGTGGCTTTCTTTTTTTATTTTGTTAGATAATCAATATGACATTTAGCAGATACTAAAGTTTTATGAAATGAATTATCAATTCCACAAACAAATTCCCCACCAATTTCATAGATGTAATACCCTAAATAATAGATTTTTTTCATTTTTAATGATTTACAAGTTTATAAAATAAAGTTTTTAAAAGTTCCCAAACAATAATTGTAATAACGATTTTCATTTTAAAATTTTAAATTGTTTTATGATATGTACTATTAATATCCATAGCATAAAAATAGATACTATGAGAATAGCACATAAAAATCTAAAAGATATGACTATAAAAAATATTACTTTTTTCATAAAGGTTAAAAAAGTTAGCGTGTTTTATATTTATTGTTATGATCCTTTACTACGTATGAATTACTGATCCATATTTTCATTAATTGCTTTGCATAGGTGTTAGATTCGGCGGTACGTTCCTTAATTTCATCCACAATTTCACTATAAAGCATCGGACTTGATACAATTTGTCGGCATAATCTTTGCGATTCAATTGCATCCAGGTCGGAGGCTTTTTTGCCCTTTTTAATTACTGATTCATTACTTACTTGTTCAAATTTACCATTAAAATTCATTAATGTAATCGGCTCAAAATCGGCATCCGATCGCATAAATCGGGATTGCATTACAAAAGTATTATTTTCTTTATCCTTTTTAACTTCTAATGTAGATTGAGCAAACCTATCCGAATGGCTACCAATAACGCCCGTAGTATGATCGTTGGATTTATTAAAGTGTAATACTGAAATAATTAATAGATCATATACTTTGGTAATTTTTTTTAACCATTTAGTAAGCATAGATGATTCAGTTTCATCATTATAATTGGTAATAAGATCTAAAAGGCCATCCAGGACTAAAACTGAACAATCCGGATTTAGTTCTAAATACCTTTCAACCATTTTGATAATAGTACCGGTACCATCTTCTCTAACTTGAAAAGAGTCAAAATTATTAGGAATATGGTTTAAGTCGGCAAAACTTAATATTGATTGAATGCGCTTGTAATAGTCAAAATCGGATGATTCGGTGTCAAACAGGCATAGCCTTTGCTTTTGTTCCGGAAGATTTATTTTCATTGTGAAAATATCGTATGGAACAAATGCAGAGGCAATGCAAGAATTTAAAAAACTTGATTTTCCTGCTTTAGGCAATCCACCAAAAATTACATAGGCTTGTGTTGATCCGACCGATTTTCCCCCAATACGTAAAATTACATTTTCTTTATCGGGGATATGATCGGGTTTATATTTTCTAAGTTCAAGTAATTGTTCAATGGATGGTTTTTGAATGTTAGTATTTTTATCCATTTAACAATTTTCAAACATAGCACAAACAACAAAAGCAAATATTAAAATGACAATTGCTTGAAAATTATGATTGAATAAGGTTTGGTTTGGTTTCTTTTTCATTTAGTAAGTTTTTTTGGGTTTCTTCTAATTTTTCTAAAAATTTGATTGCATCTTCAATTGAAACTTTTATCAAAGTTTCCGGAAGCATATTATCCTTATAAATTGCTTTGTAAATTTCCAAAGCAAAATATTCAAGTTTAGTTAATCCATTGCCCGGAAATCCTAATGATCCGAATTTATCCTGTATAGGCATTGTTGTAAACGCATTGCTAATTAAATTTTTCATAGATGTTTAAGTTTAAATTTTAAAGTTTCTTCATCTCTTTTTAATTGCTCAATGCTATCTTCAATCAAATTTCTAAATTCCTGTTCTAATTGAAAAGGAAATACAAATTGATCAAGGATAACAAATTCCTGTTTGAAATCTTTGTTAGCTTCAAACATAATCCTAATGTTGTTCCAATTTTTGAGAGATTGCAATTGATCCAATACGTGTATTCGTTTTTGGATTCTCATAATGTCCAGGAGTGTATGCTCCTGCAAAGTTGAATTTGCCATAATAAGCGGTTTTGATGTTAGTAATAACCAAAATTATCAAAATTTCGGATATTACCAAATTTTATTCGCTTTTTATGTAAATAAAGGTGAAAAAAGTTTATTGTAAAGGTCGTTTTACGGGTACTTTAGAAATTATATTCGACCACCTGTGGTGGTGCGAATATAATTTTATTCTACGAATATAGGACAAAATGTACCCTAAATTTATCCACATTGTGGAAAATTAACAAAATAGTGGTTTTTTTGAGGATTTATTGATAATAAAACCGTACTTTTATGGACAATTAATTTCAATGAGAAAAAATTATTTGGGTTGGATCATATTCGGTGTAATAGGATTTATAGCTTATAGAAAATTTTTATTATCTCAAAGCATAAATGTATTTTTCAAAAATTTAGATTTCTCTAGGATAAGTTTAACTGATCCTACATTGTTATTACAAGTCCAAGTAAATAATCCAACAAGTACAACGGCTGATTTACAAAATATTAGTGGGGATTTATTTATTGATGGTGCAATGGTTGGTAGTGTATTTGGAATTACCCCTATGGTAATTGCATCCGGATCAAGTATTATAAATATTCCTGTAACATTATCTTATTTAGGTGTAGCTGATTTAATTAGTAAATTTAGAACTGATCAATTTTCTTTAGAATTTAGAGGTAGAATGGTAGTAGATTTTATTCCTATTCCATTAAATTTTAGATACGGTTTTTAATGGTAAGTGCAAACACGATATTAGGTAAGTTAACGCCGTTTATGAATCAACAAAGTGTTGTTGTAGAAAATCAAGGTGTTAATGATATTATTGGCGGTATATTAGATACGCATAAAAAATATCAAAAAGAATATGATAACATTTATCCATATTTTATTGGTAGTGATTTATACGAAACTTCTAAAAACATTTTTACTTTTTTAAAAAAGAATGTACCCTATTATATTGAATCTAACGATTGTCAATATTTAAAAAGTCCTTCAAGTATTGTAAGTACCCCATCTGATTGCAAAAGTTATGCTTTATTTAGTTGCGGTGTATTAGATGCAATTAGAAGAAACACAGGCGAAGATTTCGATATAATATATAGATTTGCTTCTTATGATCCATTTGATAAAGTTCCACAACACGTTTTTTGTGTAGTAAGAGGCGAGGGCGAAGAATTTTGGATTGATCCTGTATTGGATAAATTTGATGAAAAAAAACAACCTTATTTTTTTAAAGATAAAAATATAAATAATATGGCATTAGTAGGATTAAGTGGT